TTATTAAATCTACATGGATGCCTGCCATATTAAAAATTTCTAACGGTATAGTTTGATTTATATAACCATCTAGTGTAGATTCTGGGGAATGAGAATAAATTATAATACAATCTGGGTTGATATCATGTGTGTTGCATGCCCAGTTTAAAAATTTTGTAAATCCACGAGTAATTAAATCTTCACCGTCGGGCGCTAAAACTAATATTGTGTGATCTTTATAATGGTTGGCCAGTACATTATCTAGCAATGCCAGATGGTTTCGGGAGAACGAAAAATGAAAATGCTGTGCGTTGATAACAATAAATTCCGAGTCTAACCTGACTATTCCAAATAGTGCGCTGTCAGTAATATACGCAAACCTAAGTCGAATTTCATTAAACGTCGGGACGTACACGTTCAAACTCTAAAACTTTCTCCGCAACCGCAACGATCACGCTCATTGGGATTGACAAAATCAAATCCCTCATTGAGTCCGTTGCGGACCCAATCCATACTCAATCCGTCTAAATAGACAAGACTTTTAGCATCTACTAAAATAACAAAACCGTCGTGAGCAAAATTAGTCACTCCTACTTCAGCTTCGTAACTATCTACATATTCCAACACATAAGCCAACCCGCTGCATCCTGTGGTTCTGACACCTATACGGATGCCCGCGCCACGGCCACGTTTTGCCAAATTCTGTTTGATTCGTTTACTGGCTGTGTCGGTTACGGTAATCATCAACTGCTGCCTTTATAGCATCTTCTGCTAGGATTGAACAATGTATCTTTACCGGAGGTAAGGCTAGTTCTTCGGCAATGTCGGAGTTTTTGATTGATCCGGCTTGGTCGAGTGTTTTTCCTTTGACCCATTCTGTAATGAGGCTCGAACTCGCGATAGCCGATCCACAGCCATACGTTTTAAATTTCGCATCTGTAATAATACCTGTATCATTGTCGACCTTTATTTGCAATTTCATAACGTCACCGCAGGCCGGGGCGCCAACCATGCCTGTTCCGACACCGTTCTCGTCCTTGGCAAAACTGCCCACGTTACGAGGATTTTCGTAGTGATCAACCACTTTGTCAGAATAGGCCATGTCATTTACTCCGGTACAATGTTGGCCGCTTGCGGGCCTTTTTGTCCTTGCACAGCATCATACGATACACGCTGATTTTCTTTGAGGACTTTGAATCCAGGAGTTTGAATTGCCGAATAGTGTGCAAACAATTCTTCGCCACCTGCGTCTGGAGTAATAAACCCAAAACCTTTGGTTTCATTAAACCACTTTACTTTACCTAATGCCATTTTACTGCTTTCTAATATGTTAATTTACAATTACTCGGATTGAGTTCTTGTTATCTACCTCAAATGTATTATACTACACTCTGCATGTATTTACTACTCTTTTGGTTCTTTTATCCAGTGCTTTTTTCGGTCGCTGAATGTAATTGGTTTGTAATCATAATTTTCTGGGCAAAATTTACATTGATCAATTTGGTTGTCGATCTGTGCAATAAAGTCCTGGCCAGTCTTTGGATCTTGTTCAAATGCATCTATGGTCAATGGCACGTATCCGTGCAGTAATGCTCGATCCTGATCACTTATTTCAAAATGATATTGATTGTCAAATTCCGGCATCAATGCAGCCGGGCCACACTTGTAAATTTTGCCTCGAATCATGTGATAATTTTTGAATCTTCGAAAGGTACAGTTTTCGTGTGCCACAACAGGATCACTTTGATACAAGGTGTATTTGTTGTTCGGCAGTTCGATAATGTTGCTCTGAACAAATTTATTGCTCATCCAGGCATGTACATATTTGCCTTGTTTATTTTGAAACTGATAATCGCTGCCAATCGGATCATCTGGATTTTGAGTTTCTGTTGTGGTTGGGCCTAAAAAATTTCTAATTCTGTTAAATATTTCTTCTCGATCGTCGGGATTGTGTATGCTGATGCCTATCCAATTGTTGTGGTCAACAGCATCATACAACCCCTTGACACAGTCTATTCTAGTGCCGTTGCTCTGTACCTGTACTCCAGAATGATCTGGCCACAGTGCATTGACGCCTTTGATCCATTTTACAATGTCAGGATTCAGCAGGGGTTCTCCCCCAAGTATCACTGGATGTCGAATATCTATTTTTTTGGCCCAGCGTGTAAGTATGGGCTCGGCTTCGTCCCAGCTTTGCCAGCCGCTGAATTTATAATTGTTGTAGCGATTACAACCGTTGCAGGTTAGGTTACACACATTGGTGATGTAGAATTCTAACTTGTCGATCAAGATTCTTTGTGTCATAGCGATATTTAATGCCGCAGCGGGCTGAGATGTTTTTATTGTCGGCGCTTCATAGCCGACTTGGCGTTGCTGTCAACTACGGTTCTTGCTTGGTCCACACTCATTCCAGCAGTGGTTTCGGTGTTTCCTTTAAATTTGATCACGCCTGATGTTGGGTCGTACGGCTCGAGCATTGCGCTCAGCGGCTCCGAATCAATCATTGATGCCAGTGATTGCTCAGTGACATTCACTCCCAGTGACTGAGCCAACTGAATGAATGCCTGTTGACTGATTTGTTTTGGTGCTGCTTCGTCGTCTGCGCGGTCGTTGAGAAACTGACTCAGTGCTGCTAGTTTGAGTGTGTTGTTGGGACTTTCTTCAAACTCGCGCAGTCGCATTATCTACGCTCACGACCAAGTCCGGCAGCAGCTGGTTCTTCAATGTCTGCTTCTGCATCAGCAGCCAAATCATCTAGATCGTCCATCTCGCCAGGTACAGCGCCAGCTGCTGGATCTGGCAGTTCAGCACCAACATCTGGAGCAACTGGGGCTGCGTCTACCGGTGCTTGACCAGTCACAGTGCCCATGGCAGATTCTAACTGTGTTTTGGATGTTTGAAGATTCTGTACCATACCGCCCAAGGCAGCAGTGGCATCAGCATTGAATTTTGTTGCTTGCTCGTAACCAATTTGATTGCGAATTTGATCAACTAGCGCAGGCAAATCTTTGAACTGCAAAGAAGTGACCTGTTCGACCATTTTTTGCACTTGGTCTACCATGTCTTGACTGGCCAAAATAACCTGTGCTTGTTGCACTTCGCTTTCGGCTAGACGACGGCCTGTTCTGCGACGAGTTTCAGCTGTCATCGCGGCACTCAGTGCAGCACCTTGTACCATTTTTTGTTCGTCTTGTGACAGACTCTGACCGGCAGCACTCTTGGTCATTGCTGTTTTGAGCTTGGGATCAGTGATCTTATTTAGAGCTTGTTTTGTTTTGGCAGGGTCTGGTTGTCCCAGTGTGGTTGCTGGAATTTCTTCTTTGATTTTTTTAGTCAGTACCTGTTCCAGCATGATCAATTTCAAATATGCAGAATTTTGTTCACTGACATGGAACTTGGGAGTACGACGGTGCTCGCTTAGTAAGCCACGCACTCGCCCCAGTAAGGCCTGAGCTTGACGCTTTGAAATTGATTCAAAGGTGATACTGTTGCCAAAGTAGCTTTCGAATACTTTAGCAACTTGTTTTGTTTGTGGCAGCACGGCCAGTTCTTGCAGTTTCATTATCGAATCCTCGTTGTTGATAGTATTTAGCCCGATTAATATATTTGGACAATCTATTTTCTATCTCTTTTTTCTTTAAGATTTTGCTTTCCAATTTAGTCAGGATAATTTCACGTTGCTCGGCGTTCTTAACACGCTCACCGATGGCAGCACGAGTATTGATATCTATAGTTAAGTGATGTAGATTATTGTCCAGCTGAATCAGCTCTCTGGCTACGTTGTATTGCTTGAATTTGTCAGCAATGCACCAGCTCAATGCGGATCTACTGCTGTGAAAAATGCCAATGTCACTCAGTGAACAATGCACTCTAAAACCCGCAGCTTCTTTGACTAGACTGTAGCGGCCAAAAACTGTATAGTTGCCTTCGGAGTTTTTCCAAATACTATTGTGTTCTAACGTGGGAAATTCTTTAAGAAATGCTTTATCTATTTTCATTTGACCACATACTGTACAAGTAGCCATCCAATGACAGCAGCCATGGAGCCCATGATGCCCAGGCCCCAGGAAATCAGTTGGTTGTTGCGTTTGTCGGCCATGTCTCTGACCATATCGCGTACCTGCATGACCATCTGCTCTAGACTGGCAATTTTGGCGTCCACATTATCTAGACGCATCTCTAATGCACTATAGCGTTCTGCGCATAGTTCTACGTGTGCTTCTAAACTTTTTTTCTCAATAGCAGTGGTATCAACCATTTTAGTTCTCCGTTACGTTATTTATGAAGACCGGTGCGAACCATATGTTCTGTTGCGGTCCTGTAGTAACCAGCGTTGCTAACATGTCGGGACGGTTATTCAGTCCCAGCAACATGGGAACGCCTGCGGCATCTGTTCGTAACACCGCAGTAGGGTCAGCATCGTCGCCATAGATGTTGTTGGATTCTGTTTCAAACTCAAACATCCAAGAACGATTCAACTGGTCTGATATAGGTGTTTGTATGCGGAATAGCTGTGTACGTAGACCCAGTATCTGTGTGATGGTTTCCCAATTGCGTTGCTGATTTCTTGCACAGTTCCAGTCGGCTTCGTTGGTTATTGCGTTGCCGGAGTGATCGCGAAAAGGCACACGGCTGGGCTTGTAGTGTCCTGTAACACCGGTGGCAGTTATATCAAAAAAAGTTTGTACTAGAAATCTCATGGGTTTTTTCTGATTAATTCATACAGCACTTCCACTTTGTTACACAACTCGTTGAGTGCTGCATTGGTGTGGCGTGATTCAAATATTTCTACCCAGCGACGTTTGTGTTCTAGTTCTTCAAGTTCTTGGTGTAGTTTAGGATCCTGATAGTGCAGTGACCTTGCGGTGCTGCCGGGCTGACGTGCATACACTGTACGGCCACCGTCAGGGCTTTCAAATATTGTTACTTCAGTTATCTTGCTCACCATCATGATCGAGTATTTAAGTCATTGTTGCAAGACCCATATTAAAGTCAATAAAAAAGCCCCTTTCGGGGCTTTTGTTTTTACGCGGCGTCTACAAACTTTTTGAGTTCTTCGGCCTGGCTGATGATGTCCGTTGTTGATGGAAAATCAGGCATGGTTGGGAACGGAAGGCTTGCACGATTGGCATCAGTCAGCTTGGAGTGATACTCGTCGCTGAGTTTGCTGCGTTTTTCGTAAATTGGCGCTTGAAGAATTTCTTTGGCCAAGGTAAGAAGTTCGAGACGGATCTCGTAAGGTGTTTTGCTCATGTTTTTCTCCTGTGTATGTGTGTGTTGATCCGGTCCCGCCCTATGCAGGACAAGATTGTTACACGAGCATGTTTACTTAGCGATATAAAATCGACCCAACAAAAAACCTGCCGAAGCAGGTTTTTGTTTTACGAACTAATTGCTTAGTTTGTGAATGTTGCTGTGGCAGCTGTGGTAACAGCGTAGCCTAGAGCAGCAGTCAAAGCAGCGTCTAGATCGCCAGCGTTGGTGTAGTCCCATGCAGCAGTTGGGTATGTGGCCAAAGCTAGTGTAGCTGTGTTAGAGCTGTTAGTTGTGAATTCATAGATGGCAATAGTTGCCTTGGTCTGA